TCATACTGATCGCGTTCCCGGTGACGGAACCGCAGGGCAGGGCTACGCAGGAGGAACAGGAAATAATAGCGCTTCTGCCTATGGTGGCGGAGGGGGTGGTGGCGCAAGTGAAGTCGGGGAGGACGGTAGTAACACCGCTGGTGGTGATGGTGGTGATGGTCTTTCTTCGAGCATCACAGGTTCCGCTGTATATAGGTCTGGTGGTGGTGGTGGTGCAATAGATAGTGCTGCTGGTACTGAAGGTGATGGTGGAAATGGTGGTGGTGGCGGTGGTGGCCGTTGGTCTGGTACGGCAGGAACGGCAAATTCAGGAGGAGGTGGCGGTGGTGCTGGTGGTGGCCCCCCAGATGGCACTGGTGCCACAGGTGGTTCAGGTGTAGTAATAATCCGATACAAATTTCAATAGGAACAATTAATGGCACATTTCGCAGAAATAGACACAAATAATCTAGTCACCAGAGTCTTAGTTATTACTCAGGAAATCATTGATACTGGTAATTGGGGTGATCCTAGTAACTGGATTCAGACTTCTTATAACACTAGAGGGGGTAAGCATTACGATCAGGATGGTGTAGAAGATTCAGGGGTAGCTCTCAGATATAACTACGCTGGAACTGGCTACACATATGACGAAACGAGAGATGCTTTTATAGCACCGAAACCCTACCCAAGCTGGACATTAGTTGAAGAATCATGTTTATGGGAAGCACCCGTTGCCTATCCTGATGATGGTAAGGAATATATTTGGGATGAAGATACTACAAGTTGGAAGGAGAGGGAATAGATGGATATATTTTACTGGATCTGCGAAGTGTACGACTACGAGAAACGTAAATGCAAGAAAAGAGCGTGGAAATAATATGGAAGTATTAGATATATGGAATGACTTGGGGTACATCGAAGGGTTCTTATTTTCATTATGGATCGGAATGATGTATTACGGAAAATGCTGGGTGGATTCTAAATTCAAATGAGATTATTACTAGCAATCATACTTGTAACTCAAAGGAAAAGTAAATGACGGAATCGCATAATGAGCTAAAAGAATTTATTAATGATAAGTTTAATGCACACGAGGATCTGGAGGCTTTGCGTTTTAAGCGAATAGATGAATTGTTATCCCAGTTTAGTAAGGAAGTAGATTCAAATGAGAACACAATAAAACGTGTTCATACTAGAGTTGACCGAATAGAAACTCAAATTAAAACTGTAAAAGGAGTAGGAACAGCTATAGCTACAGCATTAGGAGCTGCTGCTGCCTGGTTAGGTTTGACAACAAAATGAAAGTTATGAAACAAACTCAATTACTTCTACTAATTAAGAAGGTTGAAAAAGATACTCCTGTTATTATTACATGGAAAGATGCTGTAGATCATCCAGATGAAGTTACAGTAGATACACTTGAGATTAAAGAAGTCTATTATGATACTATAGGTTTTTTCTTAAGTTATAAAGATGACTATGTTATATTAGCTTATAATAAGGAGAATGATAATAAGACTTATAAGGGAACTGCTATGATCCCCTGTTCTTTAATAACTGATATAAGGAGACTGACTGATGGATATAATGAATAGGTGTTGTTGGAAATCTATGATGTTTATGGCTGTAGTTGGAATTTTATTTGGTGCTTACGTTTGCCAGTAAAGTGTGAAGAGTGTTCAGAAGAAATGCAACAGGTATCTCAAGGTATGACAGATTCTAAATGGTATAAGGACTATTATTGTCATAACTGTAAAATTACTGTATGTAAACAAGATAAAACTAATAAAAAGGAGAAATGTTGTAATGGAAATGTTCATGAATCAGGCATGGTTTCAAATAGCCGGTGAAGTAGTTCTTGTATTTACAGCTATTACTGGGTCACTTCCTGACAGGTGGGTACAGAAAGTTCCAGTACTAGGAACTATCTGGCCTATATTTAACTGGTTAGCAGGTAATATCTTTAATAATATTAATCATCCTAAAGGGATGGCTGCTAGAGTAGAAGTGGAGAAAGAGATAGATGAAGCTAAGGCTAAAGTTAGGGATCGTGTTGGTATGCCTGACGTTCTCGATGGGATGTAGTATCCTTCCAGAATTAGTAGCTCCTGCTGCTAACTTTGCTATAGGATTTTATGATCATGATGATTATTATTCTAAAGAATGTCTATGGTATGACGAAGTTAGACTGAATGAGAAAACTAAGAAGTGGCTTATGGAAAGTAATCCTCCTGAAGTTGTCTCTAAAGATTTATCTAAAATTAGCAGGAATAATGATATTTATAAAGAAGTATGTGAAAGAGAAAAGAGTATGCTGGATAAAGTTGAAGATAAAGTAAGGAGATTATCCGATGAGTAACGGTACAGTAAATGACTTAGGAGAACTTCATGGATTACTTGCGAGAACTCTGGCTGAAAATATTAAGTCAGGTGAGGCTACCCCTGCACATCTCAATGTGGCAAGGCAGTTCCTCAGAGACAACAATATTGAGTGCCTTGGTACTAATAACGAGGATATAAAATCACTAGTCGAGGAATTACCTTTTGACGAAACGCCTAGAAAACAAGAGTCAGCTTCAGTTAATTAAAGATGACTTCCGTAATTTTCTCTATCTTGCTTGGAAGCATCTCGCTTTACCTGATCCTACTCCTATACAATATGACATCGCTGAGTATCTCCAGAGTGGGCCTAAGAGACTTATTATCCAGGCCTTTAGAGGAGTCGGTAAATCTTGGATTACTTCTGCTTTTGTTGTTTGGAAGTTGTTATGTGATCCACAACTTAAGTTCCTTGTAGTATCCGCATCTAAACAGAGGTCAGATGACTTTTCTACATTTACTAAAAGAATCATTCATGAAATGCCTATCCTCCAACATCTCAGGGCAAGAGAGGATCAGAGAAGTTCTAATGTTGCTTTTGATGTTGCTCCCTCTAGGGCTTCTCATGCTCCTAGCGTTAAGTCTGTCGGTATCACCGGTCAGATAGTAGGTTCTCGTGCTCATATTATTATTGCTGATGATGTTGAAGTTCTAAGTAATGCTCTTACTCAGGTAATGAGAGATAAGTTAGGAGAAGTAGTTAAAGAGTTTGATGCTGTAGTAATGCCAAAAGTGGGACGCATAGTCTACTTAGGGACACCTCAAGTTGAAGAGAGTCTCTACACTAATCTCCAAACTAGAGGTTACAAGTGTCGTATATGGCCCGCCAGGATGCCTGAGAGCCGTTTAAAGACGTTTTATGGGACTAAGTTAGCCCCATTCATCACTACTTTAGAAAAGACCGTAGGACAGCCTACAGATCCTTTCAGGTTCGATGACCTAGATTTAGTAGAAAGAGAAGCATCTTATGGTAAATCAGGGTTTGCTTTACAGTTTATGCTGGATACTTCCGGTGAAGATGACCAGAGATACCCACTTAAACTCAGAGATCTACTTGTAATCCCTTTAAATACCGAAAAGTCTCCTGGTAGAGTCCAATGGGCGCGTGATGAACTCATGGATTTACCTGCGGTTGGCCTCTCAGGAGACTATTTCTACAAGCCTTTCGAGGTTTCTACAGATTACTACGAGTATACTGGTGCTGCTATGCACATAGATCCTGCTGGTAGGGGAGCTGATGAGACAGGATACGTTGTTACCAAGATATTAAACGGTAAAATCTTTGTATTAGCTGTAGGTGGACTGAAAGGTGGCTATGATAAGCCTACATTACGCAAGTTAGCTCTAATAGCACAAGAACATAAGGTAAATACCATAGAAATAGAAGCTAATTTCGGTGATGGTATGTATACAGAGCTGTTCAAACCTGTATTAAACCAGTTTCACCAGTGTCATGTAGAAGAAATCAAGCATTCCAAGCAAAAGGAAGCAAGGATTATAGACGTACTAGAGCCTATAATGAATCAGCATAGGTTGATTATAAGTTTAACTGAAGCTGAAAGAGACTACGAGGAGAATAAAGAAGAGCCTCGTAGACAATTGTTTTATCAAATGACTCGTCTTACCAGAGATAAAGGTTCACTCCAGTATGACGATAGAATAGATGTTCTCGCTATGGGAGTTAACTACTGGGTAGAACAGATGGCTGCTGATGAAGCTATAGCCTATAATGACCGTAGAGTAGAAGAACTAGAGGAAAATATAAAATCATTTATGAACACTGCTGAAGTGAGTCAAGAAGATGAGAATGTATGGGTTAAGGTGTAATAATGCTTTGGTTACTCATGGTAATACACCTAAACCTTACAACTACTCCTATTCAAATTCAACGTGGAGAAGTACTGGAAGTTTTCCAAAGTCAACAAGAATGTCTTATCAAACATGATGATTTTTTTAGTACAGCCAAGAGGGAAAACCAACCTATTCCTCTCTCTTTTAATCTTGGTTGTGTCCCTTTAAAAAGGAGTATAATGTAAAATGCCTGGACCTGTTGCTTTAATCGCTCTTGCTGCTAGATTAGGAATTAAAAAAGCAGCTACATATGGAAAAAAAGAGTTGACTAAGTTAATTGCTAAAAAAACAAAGAAAGATGAACGTGCTATTTTTAAGAAGACTAAACCCTATTTTAAAAAGAAACGAGCTGAGAAATCTAAACCTAAAGTTGATTCAGGAGCTGGAATAAAAAAATCTT